AGGGCGCAGTCGATCTGAGAAGCGGAGCTGTCCAGAGTGTTACGAGTCACTTTGTCAAGCATCTCGAACATGTTCTGGTTCAGCATGTCGGCCACTTCTTCAGCTGTCTCGTCCTGTACTTCGATCACGACGCGATCGGACAGGGCTACAGCCTTGATGTACTGCTGGAGCTGAATGTCGATGTCAAACTTAGACACAGACTCGTAAGCAGGAGTCACCCCTTCAGTCGCAGGTGTTGGGGTATCATCCAACGGATTGTAGCGACGAAGTGTCAGAGTGCGGGAATTCTTCATGGGAATGCGTCGCTGCTGACCGAACAGCAGGTGGACGTTGAATCGCTTGCGACGATCCAAAAGGACCATGTCGAAGTACTTTTGTACTTCTGGGTCAACGGCGGACGTAGTAGTAACGGCCATGGTTTATCTCCTATCGGCGTTGCTTCCTCAGCTGATCGCGCCACTGTCCAAACTCTCCGGGAGACATTTTGCTCATCATCTCTAACCTACTCACTGAGCCGCCTTTGACAGCTCCCTGAGCGGGCGAACGAGGTTTCTCAGCATTGTCAACCATTCGTTTAGTCGTGTCGTCCTCTCGCTTCGGAGCGTAATCATTAATTACTTCCATGGCAGCGGCATATCGATTTTCAGCGGACTGAATCGCTGCTGCTAGCCAAGGTTTTTTCTGCAAAATCGGAGCCAGGTCTTGCTGAATCCGACTCAGTGCGTCTGGATTTTGGGCCAGGTACTGCTTTTCCATCTTGTCCCGGAACTTTTGTTCCATGCGGGTCATGATCTCGCGCGTGTACTCATCCTCCTCCTCGGCAGGTTGAGCCTGCTGGTTCTGGAGGGGGTTTTGCGCTTGTTGCATCTGGCTTTGCATCCACTGAGCCTGATACTCAAGCTCCTGACGCTTCCTTCTTTCTTCTTCGAGGGCCTTGAGAGGAACCATCCGCTCCTCAGACTTTGGCTCTTCCTGAGCCTCTTGGACCTCTTGACCTTCAGCTACAAGTTGCTGGGTCTGTGCTTCAGCCTCGGCGGCAGACTGCTCTTCAGTCATGATCTCCTTTTACGCCCGTAACGTCGGCGGCACGTGTTTGACTGGTTACGCCCGAAGAACCACTTCTTCTTTATCTTGGCCTTGCGCTCGCGCTTCTTGATAAAACGCCCGTTGAAAGTCGGCGGCACTTTCGAAGGCTTGCGCTTCGGCCTGGCTCAACTGCTTGTTGAACCTTAACTTTTTATCATGGCTGCATGTCCACAGCCAGAGTAGGAGCTCCTTCCGGTTGTCCACGAAAAAGACCATGGAGTTCGCGAGGAAGGGTGGTTTGCGCACGTACATGACGAAGCGCTCGGTAAACTTGTTGAGCTCTAGAGGCGATTGCTCAGCGCGAAACAGAATGAAGTAGGGATGGTCCCGATCCTGGTACCGGTCGACCACTTCCTGCATTCTAGCGTGAAAGGTGTCGGCCAAATCGGCTTTATCCTCTTTATCCTTAGTGCGCTGATCTTTCGGTACTAGAACTTTAGCCAAGCTGACCTCGCTCGCTTTCCTTGCGTGCTTGTGCCTTGCGCATCTCATCCGCTTTCATGCGGTCAGATCCACAAAGGCCATTTTTCATGTCCATTTCGGAACCCTTGCGTGGCACAGGGGCGATGGACTTGCGCTTAGCCTTCTCGCTAAACACGCCACGACCTTTACCAGCTCCAGCAGGGGAACCGTAACCTTTTCCAGCGGCCATTTTAGCCTCCTTCAGGTTGTGGGTTAATAGGGCCGAAGCCCTGGGGAAGTTGTACGTCAGGGGAAACCTGAGGCTCCTGAACAGGTGGGCTTTCTTCAACCAGGTCCAGTTCCTCAAGCCCCCTGAGAAATTCCAATACCTTGAGGACACGATCTTGCCTCATGTCCTGAATCTTTTCCACGGCCTCCAAGCGCTTCAGCGTCGTGTCGGCCATCTTGTTTTCTTGGTTGGCTCGATTCTGACGACTCTCACTGATACGCTCACGCGCTAAGCCGATATCGGCCACCGCTCTGGCTCTTCTTTCTCGTGCCAAAGCCTGGCGCTCATCGATCAGGCTATCTTCAAGGGCTCTACGACGTTCGAGGTCTTGCTGCTGCTGCATGGCTGCTGCTTGAGCTTGTTCTTCCTGAGCTTTGATGGCCTCCATGAGCTCGCTCTTGCCGACCATGGGCATGTTCTCGATGATCAAGCTGTCTGGAATCTGGATGCCAACCTCGCGAGCGCGTAAAAGTTCGAAATAGAAAGAGTCCCGCTGAGTCTGAGAGAGAACACCCTGCTTGATGACCGCATCGTATCGCTCAAAGCGCTTGTCATTGAACTGTGGGGTAGGCTCTTCGTTGATCATGCGGCGAACCTTTCCAGGGCCATAGTTCTCTTGAATCGCCTTGAGAACTAGCTTACCTAAAAGCTTCTGGCTGAGCTCGTAATTGTCGAAAATGGAGCGGTTGGCTCTTAAGCCCTGTGAAGCTCGTACCTCAGCCAGCCGCCCTGAAACCTGCGAATTGCCACCTTCGTCCGAACCCAGCATGGATTCGTTTACCCCGGCGATCTGCTGTGCCAATCCGGGAAGTTGGTTGGTAAACTCTAGCCATCCGGGTAGCAGCTGACCACGGGTGATTTCTCGGAAGTCGGAGTTGAGATCCGCCTCACCCGTGACGGGGATGTTTTTCACGGCACCGGACTGGCTCATGGCCTCTGGGTCAGCGAGGCTCGTGGGCTTGTAGAAGTAGCCTGAGTTGATCGTGGAGTTCATCAGGTCAATCATCTTGACCATTTGTTTGGAGTAGGTGCGCTGGACTTCTCTCAGACCGATGGCCAGACCCTGGAGGCGTAGTTGCGTCTGCTGGAGAGCGGGTCGGAAGTGGGCCACAATAGGAACAAAAGGGAATGTGTCCACAATACCTGTCGGATCTGCTCCGCTATAGACAACCTGACCGTTTAGCAGGATGTTCAACTCGACCTCGTGTTTGGTTCGGTTGATCAGACGGGTTTGAATTCCCTCTTGCTCTGCCAAAGCCATCACTTCTCGCAATGACTTCTCTTCCTCTCTGGTTCCCGTGAATTCGATTTCGTCGCCAGAGCTCATGTCCACCAGGAATCTGGCGGACTTGGTTACCCTTCGATAATAGGAGTCGAAAGCCAAGAGGGTTTGTGATCGGTTGAATAGCATGGTGCGACTAGGTCGCAGACGCTGGAACTTATCGTCCATAGTAAAGTTGCCCATCTCATCGATGATTTCCGGATCGATGAAAGGCAGAAGTCCCTTGGCCTGCTCCTTCGTCACATAGTCCCTAAGGAGGACCTGCGAGGCGTCGGAAAGGTCAAGGTTTTCGAAGTTGGGGTCGATGAGGAAGCTGTTGTAGCCCCTCTTGTAGAACTTGATGTCTCCAAAGGTTCCATCCTCGGAGAGATCGAGCCAAATCCCCACCAGGGAGATTCCGGCGATAAGGGAGTGGTGGAAGGCATCATTCAGATAGCCATTGGCATTGCCACTGTCATAGACACGCTTCATCACAGCCGAAAGCTGGTCAGCGGTCTGCTGATCGGAGTTCTCTACCGGGGCGACAATTGTGGACTTGATGTTGTCGCGAGCGTAGCCACTAAAAAAGTTGATGACGGGCCTGGCAATGTTAAGCTCGACTGCATCGCGACCCTCCCTGGCGAGAACCTGACGCTCATAGTTGGTGAAGGCCACACCAGCCTCGCTTTCCATGGCCAAGGACGCATCCTGGAGGAAGGGTTGCCACGCGCTGTTGGCGTAGCGGAAGAATTCGTCGTAATCTGATCGGATATCTTCGAAATTAGACACCGCTTCCCCTCATCTTTGTCATATGCCCTTAGTATAGGAAAAAAGTCATTTTTTACAGGGTTTAAAAACGATTCCTTCTCTCCAGATCCATAAGCCTTTTGGCCAATTCGCGCTCTCGTGGGTTGTTCTCAGGGGCCATCTTTATGGACTGCATGGCATAGCGAAACGAATCTGAGTTGCTGACCAATATATCGTTGGCATAGTAGCACTGATCATCCTCTACCGTCAGATCGTAGACCTCTACTCCGCAAGGATTGGACCGTACCACATTCTCTACCACACGTTTTCTGCTTAGCATACCTGTTAACCGTAAAAGGCTTTTTGCAAACGGTGCAATGACGTTCTTGCCAATCCATCTTTTGATCCCTTCTCCATGCAGACTTGCACTTGTTGGAGCAGTATCTAGCGTTTGGCCACTTACTCCAGAAAGCCTCTCCGCACTGCTTGCACTGACAGGTCCACTCCTTGCGTTTGGACCAGCAACGCTTTCCATGTTCCCTGTGCCACGCCCGACCTTCATCGCTGCGGTGCCATTCTGCGGCAAGATGGTTAATTTCCTTGAGCACCTGTCTAGATTTTTCCTTTCTTTCCGCAGTCTGGTGCTTAAGCATGTGTTCGCGTTTGCTGAGGCACTCAAGGTTTTCGAGGCAGTTGTTCCTTGTGTCTCCATCGATGTGGTGTATGTGGTGGTTGGGAGGGATGTCACCATTTGCCAAACTCCACACATGCCGCGCCAGAGTGCTGAACAAACGTCCTCCGCGAAAATATGAACCGTCCCAATAGTATCTATGACCATCGAAGATAACCCGGTCTCCGCATTCGCTAAACAGAAAGTCTCCCTGAACCCTCCACATGGTGTCATAAAGCTTGATCCAAGTATCCGACATGCTACTCGCTCCAATATTGAATTCGCAATGAGCGTACTAGTGTAACCCAAGGAATCGGCGATAACAAGATTTTGGTGAGTGAAGAACTTATGGTTATATGTGCAGGAAATTTCGGTTCCGTCCTGAAGCTTGATGTGGTTCAAGTTGCATACCCTGTATCTGTGGGTGTCAGTGACCTTCCTCATCCCAAGAGGGGTTAGTACAAGGTCCCCGATTTGAATCTCGGATATTGGTCGCTTTCCGTTGATAGTGTTAACCAAGGCGTCACTGGTCAGACAGGCGTGACTATGCTCATCATGGAGCGGCTCACTGGAGTACGCGTTCATGCGTTCATTCCATTTCTTTCGGTACTGCATGAGGTGGTCGATGCCAACCTCGCACTTGCGCTTGTCGAAGACAGACTCCCTGAGCATTAGCCTGGCGCGATTGATCCCGTAGAGGACCGATTCCTGGGGAAGAACCTTCACTGGAAGCCCAAGCTTCTTGGCCGAAGTGGCAAAGGATTCTCCGCTGGCCTTTTCCCTGGCCGCAGCATCATGCGGGAGAAAGACGCGCTCGATCATGTAGTCCTTCTGCCGGATGACGTTCACATAGTGGGGTAGCGGCTCTGAGTCGTTCTCGTAGAAATCGATGAAGCGGATGGCTCCCCCAGGAGTCAACTGGTAGAACCAAAGTGAGCAGGCGTCTGAGATTCCGATGTCGAAGCTCACAAAGACCGGACGGGACTGCTGGTAAGGCACATGGGTGATCCGATCCTCAGCCTCAGCATCCAGCATATATCTCCTGAAGAAATACTGCTCGGAGTTGACCTCGAACGCCTCCTGGGGAGTAGAGGGGAACTCCTGCTTGATGACCTCATCCGACAGGTTGTTCCACGTGTGCAGGTACCACGCTTCCTGGTTCACATCCAGGTCGATGTCGTGTTCATCGTGGAGCATGTCAAAGTAGTCGATCAGCTTCTGAGGGAACGACCCTTCTGGTGGAAGGTGATCCAAGCGATACTCGGGCGCTTTCCACCACGGGAAGAAAAAGAACTTCATTTGAAGCGGAGACTCTATCTCCTTGCGGGCCAGGGCTTCGGAGCACATCTGGTAGAAGGCCCCACTTGATCCCTCCATGGTGGACTCGATGGTCAGAAGGCTGGATGTGGCCAGGGTGTTGATCGATCCGGCAATGACCTCACGAGCTTTGGCTGGGTATCTGGCGCAGGTTCGCCCAAACTCAGTCACCAGCAGGGCGGACAGGGTTCCCCCTCGCATGGTCGTGTCGCATCGGATGCTGGAGCCATTGCTAAAGGCCAGTTCTCTAGCGGAGTCACTGGTGATGTGTGGGATGACGGGCCTGTAGAGCGGGTCGATGTTCTCCAATGCCCCTTTGATGATGCGTTTGAAGATGTGGTGGGCGCTTTCCAGGTTGTAGGAGATGATCCCGCAGTTTTGATTCTTGTGGAAGAGGCACAGGTCTAGGAAGTAGATGGACCAAAAGGTGGTAGAACCTAGCTGACGAGCCTTCAGCACGAGGTTGCGTGTGTGCATCTCCTCGAACATGATCTTCTGGGCCCAGTTCAACTGGAATTTCACCTTTCGACCGTTCTTGTCGATGATGTGATAGAGGTTATTCATCCTCCAGGTGGGATCGCCCAGATCCTTTAGAATCTTGGAAGCGTTGATAGGCTCTTTGGTGGGGGAGGGCTTGATTCTCTCTTTCGAGGGCTTCGGCGAGCTCGCGGTTTTGCTCTTTTTCATGGTTCAGCTTCTCCAGTTCCAGTTGGTGCTTATAGTCTAGCACGGTTTGCTCTGGAATGAAGTCGACCTTTTTGCCAAGAGATCTGAGCACCATCTGAATAGCCCCCATGTCTCCTTCCTCTACCTTGTCCATCAGCTTGTCATAGGCGAGGTTGGCATGAAGAGTCTTCCAGGATCGGGCGTACTCGCGAAGATTGTACTCGTCCACCAGGTTGTAGACAGCCTGGTAGCCTATTTGCCATCCCTGACTCTGGAGCCACTTATGGGCACTGCTGATGTTTCCCCCGACCTGCTCTAGGGCCTCTCTGAGTTCCGACTCACTCGGCTTCTTGATCGGTTTGGCCATCCTTCCTCCTGAACCTACCCTTGCTATCCCTGGGTGCCATTAAGGCATTCGCCTGGCGAGCCTTGCTGGGACCCGACTTCATGCTGGCCTTCAAGTCATCCACACGATCCTGAAGCTGGCGCAGCTGGTGAAACAAATTGAGTCCGGTATTGTACAGATCCACCACTCGATTTTCCACCGCATGTAGGCTCTGTTCCATTTCTAGAGTCCTGGCACATAGGGCTTTTTGTTGGCAATTAGCCCGCTTCTTAAGCTGGTCGATATCGCTCATGGCTGCGGCCAGCTTCTTCTCAAGGAGATTCTCCAGAGCCTGAGTGCCATGAGTAAGGTTGTAAAGCCGCTTTACATCCTTACGCAAATCCTCAATATGCCGATCCGCGCACTGTTGCCGCTGGTGGTTGACATCATAGACCTCCATGACGAATCCATGAAACAGATACTGGTAGAGCCAGCGCCACATAGCCATCCCCATCATTTAGAAAAGGGCTACCAGACAATGATAGTGGTGTGATTCATCTAGGGACGGAGTGTCGCCCGACTGGCAGCCCAAGCCTACTATGACATGATACTATCAATTTTGTGTAATCGCCAATCTACTCATCTGCTCCACCAATTTTATCGTTTAGCGACTCCCACTGCGTGACCCCATTTTCAGTGACAAACTGTATCCCATGGCCACCGCCATACTCCTCTCTGACCGGCTGAGGCGGCTCCGGCAACGGAATCCAAAACGCGGGTCTTACGACGGATCCAACATCTTCCCAATCGACATCCCACGTCACCCACCAGCCTTTATCTACATCAAATTTCATAATCTCGGGCTCCCAGTGTAGCGGGTGCTCCCAATACTCTGACCAAAACGCCAGGATTTTAGTGCCGTCCTTAGGGGCTGTTTCAAACGGCTGCCATTCAGTCATTTGTCGTTCCCGATTCAAAAAGTTTGATAAAATTTGTTTGTAATTTTGACTTGTCACTCCAGTGTCATCAAGGCATCCAATCAACCTCGAATCTTCTAGTGATTTTAATCGCTTACTAGGCATTCGCGCCCCGCAAGAAGACATTCCTGGCCACCCGGAACTAGGTGCCGATCGCATGAGTAGCACCACACCTGATAGCTTTTACGTCCCTGTTCCATTAATTGACCGCTGTGAATTGCACTCCTAATCGGATTAATTGTGAGGCTAGATATTGACCAGATGGAAGGGTGAATAGGTCCGTTTCTATGTCACCATTCGGGAAAGCCTGTCGATACGCGTTTTTTGCTCGGATATACCGGAGCTTGCGTTTTTTACGGTTACCCTTCTTTGCGACGTACCCAAATATTTTCTTTTCTGCTTCATCGTCTGTCATTTAGTCGCTCCTCAAGCATTGATTTAGCCAACGCCCACACCGCCGCCTCACTCGCTGTCGTGCACCTGGCCGCTTCGTCGGCAAACTCGCTGACCAGGGCTTGCATGCCATTTCTCAATCGCGTGTCTTCCTCAGTCCATTTGTCAATGAGGTAACCCAAGTCTTTTGATTCAGTAGCTCCTGGCAGCTCCGGCAACGGCATCCAGTGAGTAGGCTTACCATAACTTCTATGAATTAACTCGCCCTCAGTGCTCACCCAGGCCTCAAACGCTTGAAAACCATTGTTTACTTTATAGTAGTCTATCCCCCTTCCATCGACTGAGATATCATAAAAAAAATCCCACGACCCGACGAACACATGTGGTTCGGATTGTGGAACAAATAGCAAAATTGTTTCTGTGAGCTCGTTTCCGTAGAAACCTTTTTTACCATTTTTTTTTGGCGCTGTTTCAATCGGTTGCCATTCAGTCATTCTTGGTTCCTCTCGAGGTCTAGACTGAGCTTCTCGAGGTGTCGGTCCCAATCCTCCTCTAAGAGCGCATAAATTTCTTCAGCGCAATCCGCATGGTAGGCGGCTTTATCCAGATATTCCCTGGCATCATAGTAGGACTGCCAGGAATCGCCCATGCTGCCGTTTAGTGTGGATACGATAGCACCCATCCACGCAGCTTTAGGCACTCTCGCTACCACCCCAGGTATCGCCCCCAGGATCCCCTCCTTAACAGCCTTACGCTTATCGGGATTGACCAATCGGTTGTAGGGTCCCGTGGCCATTTCTAGATAGTGCACCACCTGCTGCTGGTGCCATTCGGCCCTGTTCGCCATGATTTTGTGGTCCTCGACCGTCAGCAAGTGCCAGTCCCCTTCGGCACTCAGCCCAGTGCCAACAATAAGAAGTAATCCAAGAGCGGCTCCAACTTTGCCACTAAGGCCACGTGTATCAAATAAAGGAAAAAACAAAACTTTAAATCCTCTTCAAACCCATCGCTGTACCAGATGGATTTGCAAATAAACATTAGTATTCCAAAGTATTCAGAACTAAAGGGGTTCACGTTTCTACCTCATCACATCCCATGCCGATGTTACGGATCTTGCGTTCCACGATGTCGTTGTAAAGATCGGTCATGTGAACCAGGTCCCTGAGTACATTTCCCCCCTCCTCGAGTAGGAGAAGCTCTCCATGTCTCTCATTCCATGACTCGCGTATGCGGTCTAGGTCACCTTTCCTAAATCGAAAGACCTCTCCCCACGCCCAGTAAGCGAAAGCCTCGTAGTCGCAGCCGTACACGAGGCCGCTAACCAAAGCGACCACATGGTTGTTGATCTTCTCGTCGTCCACGCTACTCCTTCTCTGATGCCTCCACAGCATGCAGTCTCTGACGCTCTTTCATGATGCGATCTTGCAGTTGACTGTAGGTGGCCAAAGGCACAGCTTCTGCCTTCATGCCCTGGGAGGCCAACCACTCTTCGATCTGTACTTTCAGCTCTGGGAGATCTTTCAGGTGAGGCCTAAGATCACGGACCTCGGCTTTGACCGCGGCGCTTGCCGAGTTCCCATCGTCATCAGCAACAGGTAGACCTGCGATGCTCTGCAAGGCATACCGGCGGAAATAAGTGATCGCGCCACCCAGCTTCTGTGGGTCGGCGATTTGGGGAAGTACCATGTCCGACTTTATGAATTCACCGCTCACATGCATCAATAGCGTTTGCAAGGCCATCTTGCCATCCAGGGTCACGATGGGTTGGGACAAACTCAGTCCGTGACTGGCGAAGACCTCTCTCACGGCCTCGAAGCAAGCCGCCAGGTCTGCATAGTTGCTTTTGAAATAGGGATTCTTCTGGTTTTTCTTGGCTGGAGCCAGTTCAGCTTGCGCAGCGGCCAAAGCCTTGGCCAACTCTTTGATGGATTCACTCTTCATTTTGCACTCCTGTTTGCTAAAAGGTACTTAAACCTTACCACACTCAACAAAAAAGCTCAAGACCCGAAGACCTTGAGCTCAACCTTTTAGCATCACTCGAGGCAAATCGAGAGATACTGCCATTTTAAACCCCCCACGGTTAAGAAGGCAAGGTTTCATGATTCTCTGAATTGCTCATAAAAGGACGGTAGTAGTTGAGGACAGCTTTCAGTTAGTTTCTGCTCAATCGCATCCAAAGAGACCCCATCACTTCCTTGAAAACATTCATAAAGCCATCGGCAGAAAGAAACAGCGCCCGAGCTCAAGTTGCCATGTGTGCTCGCGTGTTGACTCCTTGTAAGAATGACCAGATTTTCAAGTCGATTGTCGTCTTTAACACCATTGATATGATGAACCTCCTCTCCAATCTCAATATTTCGCCCAGTGGCCTCCATTATCACCTTATGATGCTCTCGAATACCTTTTCCATCATCACCCCAGACCATTTTATATCCGTTCTCATACCAATAGCCCGTTTTTCGTCTGAGCCCATAGGTCCTGCAATAACTATCCTTGCATTCCTTAGAACACGTTTTCGTCCTGCCATCCCTTGGCACGAAATCTCGGCCACAAGAAGCGCATGGCCGTGGCATACCTTTTGTAGGTTTTTTGCTGTTTTTCCTACGATATTCGACGTAACAGGCTTTGCTACAGGTGTGTGTAATCTTTTTTCTAGCTCTATAGACGCTCTCCAGCATGTCAACTGAATTTCCGCACGTAATGCAATCAAATCTGACACTTTTGGCGTAAGCGTTCCTGCAATCGTAACTGCAAAATTTTTGATTTTGGGATTTATAACAAAGGCCTGGGCGGTTGCAGTTTAGGCAGATGTACTGAATTTTTTTACTTTTAGGGCGCCTAGTCCATCCACCCTTTGAGTAGCATTCACGGCTACAATATTTCCTTCGATCCTGTTCGCAAGGGCTAACCTTAAAAATTTTCTGGCAGTTGGGACATGTAATCGGTACCTGCTGGTTATTTTTTGCCGGGATGCTTTTGATTCGACAGCCGCAACTTCTGGACAACCCTCTTCTGAGATTTTTGCCGTTAACCAATTTGGTATTTCCGCAATCACATGTACAGTAATACTTAGTGGATTCTGAACAATACCGTTCCACAGTCCACCAACCATATCGTCTTCCGGCTAGCTCTATTCGTTTCATGTTCTATTTTTTAACGATATTGATAGTTATTCCGTAAATCGCCTCGACCTGCTTTATTTTCAATGCAGCCATATCAGTCATAAAACCCTTCACATCAGTGAAAACCACCTCACCCTGACTGTCTCCTCTTGGTGCGTGAAACTCGACGAAATCGACTACATATTTTGTGTTTCCAGGTAGATGAAACGGCGTTTGCCTGAGAAAAAAGAGTATTTCTCCTAGACGTTGGCGAAGCTTCAACCGTTCATAATAGCGCTTCTCCAGCAGAGATGGGAACTTGATACCATCACACTCCGTTGGCTTAGCATTAAATTTGTGTTTTACCAAACTCCCTCCGCTCGATTTTTTTGAGACTTTATCTCTTAAACCAGGGAATGTCAGCCTTATATTCATCAACCAATATTTGACGAACAACCTGCGTTGTCTTATTGAGTGCCCACCTACCATGTGTGTCTGTATCCATCCAGATTTTCAGACTGCTCACCTCTAAGCCATCGTTAAATTCATTCATTTGACCCGTGCATTTGATTTGTGAGGGCTTTAGTCCCTCCATCCCCTCAATCCTTAAGGCTGTTTTTACGGCCAGGTCCCCTATGTTGACACGCCTGCCATTGACGGTAGCCCATTGGACAATCCACGTCTTTGGCTGGCTACAGAACCATCGGCTAAAAATACTAGTCATTCAACAAATCCTTTACATAGTTCACAAGCAGCTCCTGCAAAGTGATTTTTTCATCCATACAGTAGCATTTAATAGCCTTCCAGGTCTCGTAGTCGAGCCTAAAACACACGTTTTTCGTTTCCATGATTACCTCCGCTTTCAAAGCGTTCCATGGTAGCATGATACATGCTTGAAGTCAATCGTGCTTGTTGGTGGCTTTAGTCAGCCAGCTCATGAAGGAGTTCCACTCAGATTCTTTGCAAAGGTAGTCCAGGCGCTTCATCGGTCCGAGGCCATGGACCTCTACAGCGGATGACATTACCCGTATGTCGACCATGGGTTGACGGTCAGCTATTGACTGAGCCTGCCGCTTGCGAGCCTCGGCCCTATCCTGGGCCTCTTGGGCCTTGGCAGCCTTGTCTTTCTGGACCTCCTCCTTCGTCGGCTCGTCACTCCAGGTGTCCCATTTGGCCTGTATGGTGTAGTAGGCCTTCAGGTCGCTCTCTCTACCCTCCCATCTTTTGATGCGACTGACGAGCTTGGAAACGGCCTCTGCGTCCATTTCTCGGCAGACCTTCTGCTTAACATCGTGAGGAAGATCCAATTGATCCAATTCAGAAGGAACGACAACAGAGGCCGGAGGCCGATCCGGTTCTGGCTGGGAGTCCGTGGGGACGTTGTTGTTTTCTTTTTTACAATTGGTCTTCTTATGAATTGGTCTTCTTAAGCCCCCCCCATTTTCCGAGCCTCGCAAATCACCGAACCCGGTAAATCCCCCGTTTCGGTGAAATTTTTTGAATTCCTCATCAGACATAGGGTCAGCGAACCAAAACCAGCGGTGTCCAGACATCTTTCCATCCGCATCCCGTTTGGCTATAAGATGCAGATACCCCAGGCTACGAAGCTCCTTCATGGACTGCTCCACCTGGTACTTGCTCTCTTTGAAACAGGTAGCTATCTGATCCAAGCGGAATACCCATCCACCAGAATGAGACAGTCCGATGCACAAAAGCTTGAAAGCTCTGGCGCTCAACTCCGGCGTCCTAATCAGGGCGTTCTCGATGAGTGTGAAATTATTTTTGGGGTGGTGTGTATAGCTGTTTGGATGCTGAGTCATGGCCTTCCCTCCTAAAGGATAGTTTAGCTCTTGTCCTAAACCTTGAGGGCCAGCCATAATTAGGCTATCTTCCTGATGGGCAATGTCCGGTTAAACATTGTGGCCCTCAGAGTTTAGGGCCCCCAGACATCCATGCTCTGGGGGTTTTCGCTTTTCTAGGCTATTGTGAGCGGGGTTTTTACTCCAGTAAACTAAAGTCTTTTAGGGACACAAGGACGTGACCCAGCAATCTCCAGATGTGCGGGGGCTACAGGATCTCCATCTCGGGCCCCCGCCTTTTTACCAGTCCAGCTCGCTTAGATCCTTTACCTCAGATAGATTGATGATGCGGCAGACCTGAGGAAGCACAGGTACCTTGGCATCTCCTGCCTCAATGCGTGTGGCTCGATGCTTCCCGTAGTAGAGCTTCTCAGGAAGACGCTCGGGGTTAGCCTTCATGCCTTGAAGCAGGCACCAATGCCCCCACTTGTTTCCAATTGGAGGCTTTTTCATCTGCCTACGGAACACCTGACCCTCCTGGTCAATGGCAATTTGCAGGTCGTCTTTTCTTACTTGGTATAGGGCTACTGGCGTGGCCATGTTCTTCTCCTTAAGGTTAAAATGGGAATCCTTCCTCACTCTGTTGGACGCTGACGGTAGCAGGCTCACTGAACTCTAGGTTGATGGCATGCTCGTTCACATAGGCGAGAGCCGCCTCGCAGGCCTTCTCCCTGAAGGTCTTGAACACGTGGTCTTTGGTGAAGCGAATCAGGGGTGCCCAGCGCTTCTCACCGTCCACCTCGAATTCACGACTTGGCAGGTTCACCCAGTGATTGCCATTTTTCTGGTAGAGGGCCATGTCTCGAATCTCGATGCCCATCTTCTCGATCTCTATGTTGAAGAAGGCCCTCAGGGCCCCCTTGTTACATGGTCTCAGCTTCGTGATTTTCATCATGACCTCCCAACAACCATCTCAGCCAGCTCCAGCCACACAGAGTCATGGTCTTCGTCATGCTCCATTCCCATTTCCGAAACCATTAGTTCGTACTCGTCATAGTGAGCGCGCTGAAACTCATTCCAATCGTCCCAATCCCAGCTATCAATTGTCTTATTCATTGGTTAGTCCTATCTTTTTCTTTAGTTCCAAAAGTTCGTCTTCATCGTACAGGCGGTATCCATTACAGGGATGCCTGGAGGAGGTTAGTAAGCCCTTCTTCTCCCAGTTCAGCAGCGTAGCCTTTGACACTCCCAGTATCTGCGCTGCCCTGACTCTTGTGATCTTCTTCATGTGCTTCCTCGATAAAGATTGAAATGTCTTGATAGGTGATGACATCCACACTTTGACCAGTATGCAGGGGCAGGTGCTCCCTAGCCCACTGCTCTAGGATTCTACGGACGTCTTTGTAGTTAAGTTCTACTCGCATGGTTTTGCCTCAATGGTAAAAGGTTGATCTTGGTATGGAACGCTCATGTAGTGACACAGCTCTTCTAGGCAGTGTCTTGCCTTATCAGCATCCCACTCTTGTGTCAGGCATTCTTGCAGTCCCAACACGAAGTCTTTGGCGCTCTCAAAGCTCTCGCTGCTTTGGATCAGATAGTCCAGGTCTAGGTCTCTGTAATCGTGATTCATCTTTGCCTCTTGTGCTTAAGGTTGCTAAACATATATAATAACAGCAATACGTTGATAAACGCAACCATTTAGCAAAAGGATAGGCAAATGTACTACATCATAGAATACGACCGAAACCCATACTCTAAAGCTGTTGACCAGGAAACAATTGTTGTGACTAGATCCCCGGCCACTCATCCAACGACTGGTGAGGAGGTAATAGAGGGTCATGTAATTACGTGGAATGACGTGCCTCGGTACGCACACGGGGAATACGATAGCATAGAAAAGGCTCGCGAGGCTGTAAGCAGAATTTTCGGAGAGTGCCGGGAGTTAGATGAGCCCGGTCATTGCGATGCTGTATTGGAATTCAAGCTTGGCGCTCTGGAGCCCTGGGACAGAGAATCAACTGAAAGCTGGCTGTATGACGGTTTGAGTGCAGACATTAACGCGAATGACACAGACGAGGAGCTAGAGGAGCTTGGGGAGTACTATCGAAAAGCCGCCGCTTCGGATGGGGTTGCCCTACACGAGGACCTTTTTGAGATACTGAACGACTACAGGGAAATGTTGCAGGAAGAAATGCAGGGAGAATGAAAAACATGACAGATTTGATCATGCAACTCGAATACCTGGCATTCATGGTGTACATGTGCCTGAAGTTACTATGGGGAGTGGGTTTGGTGTTGGCCGTTCTGGTGGGGTTAGCCTATCTAGCAGCGAGGTTTTGCTTTTGGGCGGGGCAGAAGGGATGGAGGTGGATGAGAGGGAGGGGAGTTTAGGCAGGTGGACCTGTTTTTACTCTTTTAGTGTGCACAATGTGGAAAAAACTTCGTATGTATCCCGTACTCAGAGCTCGCACTACCTTTGTAAGACTCATCGGACATTAAAATAAGATGTGGAAAACAGATACATGGAGGTAACTGTGAAGAAAGATTGGTATCACTTAATTGAAAAGCTGATGCTCTTGGGAATGGCTGGCAATGCCATGAAGCATGACATGTGGATAGCCGTCCTCGTCTACGCCTGGATAGGTCTGTGGGTGTTCAGTGGAGACGCGTGGCGGTGCCTATTTGCTAGGGGAGGTGTGTGATGCAGGGGTTGGAAACATTCAGTCATATAGTGCTGCACCTAATATTAGAGCTCGGGTGGGCCTTGTTGATACCTGTGGTCTTTTTCTACTTGGTAGCATCTGGAAAGTGCTGTGCAGCAGAAGAAGACTATAGCGATGATTGGCGCTGGCCAGATCCTTCTTGATCCTTCAAGCCTTTGTTGAGCTTGTTCACGGCTGAGGCAAAGGCTCGGCTGTTCTCTTTAAGCATGGCGTTGAAGGCGTCCATGTAGTGGCGTCGAAGGGTCGGGTCTTGGGCGATTTGAGCCATGGCCTGGCCTATTTTTTCGGCTCCGAAAAGGATTCCTGCAGTACCTGCTGTTTTGGCGGCTCCGATAGCGCCAGCAATGGGAGCACCAACGGCGCTACCGATCAAAAGCTTGTATCCTAGTGTCTTGCCTAGTTGGCCCTCGCCAAGGGCTTTGTGCATGGCATTTTTTGACCATTGAGTCTGCTGGTGGACACCGTGAGCGGCATTGGCGGCTCGCCAGTTCTTTCCAAACACGGGGTTCTGGGATTCTAAGGACTTAATTCCATCATTGACGGCGCCTTTGAGTTGAAGGTACCGACGCTTGAGGACTTTTTGGCCGCTTTTGCTTAGGCTTTCCCATAGATTGCGACCATTCATGAGCTCGTTGAGATCGTGATAGCTTTCGATGAGTTCGTCAGCGGGTATGTTGCCGTTTTGGATCTTGGATGTAAGTTCGGAAATCTTTGAACGCACTTCAGTTTTGCTCGACGTTTGCAAACCTTTGGAGAGCTCCTTGTCGAGATTTTGCAAGGAAGATTGCATCCCTTTCGCATCTACGATTTCATTGGGACGGAGGGATCCACGAGCTCTATCGTAAGCCGATCTCACAGCCTCCCTTGGGTTGATGTTTCCAAGGAGACTGGTCACGATTAGAGTTCCTGTCTCGGCCCCTAATTGACCCACTTCTCCGGCCCCATATTCTTTAGCGAGCTTACCAGCGGATTTAGCCAAAAAGGCTTTACCTAGAGATCGGGCAAGGTTGCCGAACTTAAGCGGGTTTTTGGCAGGAATTGCCAGAGCTGTCCCTAGTTGGATAACTTCGTCAGAGAATTCTTCTGTCTGGGTTCTAGGGTCTGTAAAGCCAGAGGTTAGCCAACTGCTCATGGCTTTTAGCTCACCGCTGGTCGGAAGATCTGGATTCATGAGTGGGGTTGTCGTTTTGACCCCGGTTCGGACGGCTTGCTGAATTGACTCGGGAACCCCAATGCGATCGGCTATCTCACCGCTGATATCGAATGTCGGTCTGATCATATCGCCGGGGGTTCCAAATATGGTCTCGAGTACTCTAACGCCACTTCTTACAGTTTGACGCCCAGAGTAGCCGAACATGCCCTCTTCATGAACTCTGTGATCCTCAAAATTGAAGGGCTCCGCTTTCTCCGCTGGTAGTTCAGCCTGCTCGGCAACATCTACTGGCTGCGGTTCATCCTCTATTCGAAATCTGTTGAAATCAAAGCTCATGATCGTTGCCCCTAACTAGAAAAAGTTGCGCCAGCTTTAATAGCGGCCTCAAGATCCGCCGGTCCTACCTCAATCATGAAACCATCAGGAGCCATGAGTCTATATTTTGGGCCCTGGCTATTGATGGCATCTCGGATGTTTTCCTTGTATTCATCGATCATGCGATCCATCTCGGGGCCTGATTGTTCTTCAACAAGGAGCGACAAGTTAGGGGGCCGACGACCTCCGTTAGCTTTGATAATGTCTCTCATGGTGTTGTATTTTAAAGAGATAATGTCGTTTTCTAATTGCAGGTTACGACGGATCTGAGATCTTCCCTGCTCACTGTTCATTAAACTGGGAATGGTTTTTAGGTAGTTCTCGACCTCGAAATTAGTGACCCTCCCACCGAATACATCTTTTGCATTGGAGATCTGTGATTGCACGATT